GCACGAAAGACCCCGCAGGGCTTCGTGTCGTGGGCCATTTCCCAATATATCGGACTGTAGGCACTCTCAATCACCTCAAGCCACAAGTAGCCAAACCAGTGCGTTAGTTGTGTCTCCAGTTGCACCGTCATCTGACCTCTTACAAGTAGCCGTCATGACAAGCCCACTAACTGCTGTCGATAGTAGTGGGTGTCGGTGGTGGTTGTTTGCTACATCTGCCGCCACACTTTCATTTGCATTACTCATGTGGGTCAAGATTGCATTACAATCACCACTCAAGGTGAGTGTTTCCGCGTCTGCGAGGTTCCCGAGTGTCAAGCATACCAATCGTGGCTGCATTCGGTTTGCACCATCGGTCTGACGTGGTTCAAAGGATGTCAATGCACCCGGATAACTTGTCAGCCATGCTTCATCGTCTTGGTCTACGCCAGCCCATAGGGGCAGGTCAAGGCCAACTGTGATAGTTGCACTACCACTTGTCGTGTAGGTAATTCCTCTGTGTGTTGCTGTTGCCATATTTCATCATCTCCTGTTATTGTCTCCAAAGACCTCACTGAAGGTCACGAATACTCCCCTGTGAACCGAAGAAAGAACACCATAGTTCTCCCATTGTTCGATACAGTCCTTCTTGCCCGAGGCGGTTGATTGCGAATGGGTCACCAGTCTCAATACCACTCTCAAAGTATTGTGTTGGAATTGCAGTTTGGAACCACAAGTAATCAGTGTCAAGGTAATACATCCGACTGATGGTGCTTGCACCTTCATTCTGAACATCCTTGCTTGGGATTAGAGGGACACCATTGTATGTTGCTACAAGGAATCCTGCTTCAATACCGGGCACACCCTTCACACCGTTGTATGTTGGGGTGACACGCTTGCTGTCCATGAATCGCTGCTGGCTCTGCAAGAGTTGCTGGACACGCATGAGTGTGTCATAGCCAGTTAGGATGACCTTTGGATTACCACCACGGGTCCAAATCTGCTGGAACAGTGAATCAAGATGGTCAAGACTCAATGTGCGGTTTGCACCGGCTGCGCCAACATTGACTTCAGCGTCGTGGAAAGCACTGCTACCGTCACGGGTAATAGAATACATATCCGCGTCAGTTGCTGCACTTCGCCATGCGACAGCGTTCATTGTAGTTGGGCTTGCTGTGACTCGGTCAAGAGACTCAAAGTCGTTGCCAGCAGGTGTGTCGTAGTCTGCAGTCATCATTTGGTTGACGTGGTCAGCGTGGTGCTTGCCCATTTCTTCCTTCAGAACTTGCCGAACATCGCCCAGTCCGTCATCCTTGTCGGATAGGAACATACTGACTTCCGATAGGTCGAAGGTGTGCGCGACCGTCTTTGGCTTTGCAGCCACGTGTAGGAAGTCAGGTTTGGTGGTCTCCGGTAGGGTTGCATTCTCAGCAACACCGCCACCCTTAGTGAAGGATGGCTTGCCAGTGATGATTCTCCATCCACTGCGCTCCCACGGCTTCTTTGGCAGAATGCTGAAGGCGTTAAACTCTTGATTCAACTGACTCCAAACTTTTCGGCCATAAATTGCTTGATACACACCAGCAGTAGTGGACATCAAAGGCGCATCTGCCTTGAGTAGGTCCCCGCTACTGTATGTGTAACCTGTTAGTGCTGCGCCACCATAGTAGTAGCGTTCCATGTCTTGTAGTGTCCTTACGTAATTTCGTGCCATTCTATTCACTCTCCTCGTAGTGCTTTACCTGCGAGTCTGTGCACGTCGTCCCATGACATCGAAGCGAGTTCGACAGTCTCAGGGATGCCAATGCTTGTTGTATCTACACTCTTTGCGATGGTTTCTCCACCACCAGTAGCGACGTTGTCAATGCGCTCATTGAGTGCAAGGACAGCCTTCTGCAAATCCTGAATTGGACTGCGGGAATCATATGCTTGCTTTGCAGCATCATTGCGCGCTTGTGCCTGTTCTTTCATCAATCGCTCTTCAAAGTAGTTGCCCAGTGAGTTCTTGAATTGCTTCTCGACACTCGCTGCCTTGTAGACTTCATACGCCTCTTCAATCTGTGCTGATGAGACGTTGTTGGGTGCAATGAAGTTCTGTCCCTTGATAACGGTCTTGTTGCCGCTTGGTGCAGAGCCCATGTTCATCTTTGGTCGCTTTGAGGAATCGTCCTCACCTGCGCCTTCGATGCTGCCCTGTCCACGGTGGTCGTAACCACTTTGGCCGGGGCCATACCCTTTAGCCACGCCATCAAAGTGTGCGCGTGCTACAGATGGGTCATGCCCTGATGCTTTAGCAGTCTGCTCAAGCCATGTCAGGTAGTCTGTCGTAATTGTGTCAGCCAATCCATCTGAGTATGCCATTGTCATGTCATCATCTCCTTCATCATCATCATCGGAATCATCTTCATCATCGTCCTTCTTGCTTTTCTTCTTCGCAGGTGGCTTCTCATCATCGCCGCCGTCAAGGAAAGGGAGACCGCGCTCAACATCTTCGTCGCTGTTCTCAATTTCTTCGTCAGCCTTCTCTACGGCATCAAGCCGCTTCGATAGACGTTCAAGCACACTGTGCAGTTCGTTCATTGTATCACTTTCGCTCATACTGGTGTCCTCCTTGAGGATTCGGAATTGGGCCTCGGGGTTAATGCCCTTTTCGCAGATGGTCACTTCGTGCAGTTCCATCCGGCTGATTTCTCGGTAGTCACCCCGTGTTTGGTCGTGTTTGTTCACACGCTCAAACGCTTGACCACCAATGGAGAACGACTTCAGGTTCCCCTTACGCACTTCTGCGGCCACTTCACGGGCCTTCTCAATATCATTGCGCAGACTGATAACGACAAATAGGCCGGTGTCATCCACTTCGGATTTCCACACACGTCCGCTACTATCAGTATATGAGGGCACTACTGACCCCACTTGAATGTTAGAGTGTGCAAGTTGCACATTGCGGAACTCAGGGTTCTTCATGTATTTCTTGAAAGCATCATTCAATGCTGAACGGGTGATAAGGTCACCTTGTTTGTCCACCATTTCCACTGATGCATAGCCCGCAACAACGAGGTCACTACCGAGTCCTTTGAGCAGGACTGGTTCCTCTATGCGCGATGCTAACAGCATACTCATGGCCTCCCGACAGTGACTTATGATATATCAAGCCTCTCTTTGGGTATGACGAGTGTGGCATTGTCCTCGTCTACATCCAAAACCCCTTGTTCACCCTCGTCAGTAGTGATTTTCTCCTTTTTGCGCTTTCTTGAATCCTCATCAAGAATATCTTCTTCGGGTTCCTCGCCATCACGGTCTGCAGGGGCGAAGTCCGGCAATGTGCTGGGACGTGTTAATTCGGTAGGACCACGTGGTGATTCCACATCTCCTGTTGCATAATCGAGGCCGAACCCTTTTGGCCCAGTCCATGTCATTTTCTCCTTCATCACTCTCTCTATGAGATGAAGAGCGACAGAGACAGATTTAGTCACTTCAGGGTCTTTGAAGAACTGGTCTTCATCAACCTTCTTTGGCTTCTTTTTGTGATTTGCCACTGGTTCCTCTTCAACGTGTGTCGGCTCATCATCATCATCGCACGCAATATACCCTTTGAGCATCAGTGCGGCAAGAGGAGACCAAAACGGCCTTTGACTCTCAGCGAGACGGACGTAGTATTCCCCTTCACTGAAATCTGTTGTGTATGGCATAGTGGTAGCCCATGCGTCTCCCCACTGATTGATTTTGTAGATGACATCCTCTCCCAACGCAGGGAATGAGACGCGCAAACGTGATTTCTCAATCTTGACAGTATGAGGCACATTCTCCTGCTCATCACACGCTAACACGCACAGTGTCTCCACACTGTCTGCTGCTTCTGTTTCACTTTCACCGAGCACTGAAAGTGTCTGTAATGTGAACACATCTTCATCATCACGTGTCTGATGAGTAACACCACTCACTTCTACTGTGATATGGTCACCTACTGAATAACGCTCTTTGGATTCAACTGTGCCGACTTCCATATAGGATTGCCCACGATATTCAGCCCCACGATTACCAATCTTATTCGCGTGACTGGAATCAATAGGGCCCACACCTAATCGGTATGTGCCTTTTCGTCGTCCGAGAATAATCACATCTACTTCTTTGGAAGGTGTGTAAAGGACCCATTTAGGATGACGACGCTCACCGAGCATATAGGTAGATTCAGCATCGCGCAACATAATTTGCTCAACGTCAGGCTCTTCAAGTAATTCTTGCACAGCAGCCTCAAGGCCCTCATCATCTGCACGACGTGTGTTGATAGGTGCGGGCATAGCGACTGCATCTGTGCTCTCAAAGTTAGCACGGAGATGTCGAACACGGTCTTTCAGATGGTCATGTTGACTTTCATCATCAGCCACTTTAATCATATCTACGACTTGTAATCGCTTACCATCCCATACCCCATCAATGATGAAATCCACAGAGGCGGCTTCCTTAACGCCCTGTATCACATCACGGGGCAATCCAATGCCGTGACCTTCTGAATCATAATGAGTCACTTTGTCCCCTTCTTTTGTCACGATGACGCGAGTTCCATTCTTAGGCCACGATGTAACCAACCAATCACCAGTAAATCCGCGCAAATGCTTCAGGTCTTCAAGGTCAAAGATACGATGCATGGCTTTGATAGGAGGTGGTGTGCCTTTGTCACGCTCTTCGTCCTCTTTCAATAAATCATCAGCGCCTGTCAAGTATGCGAGTGCACTCCGTTGAATGATACCTTCTTCAGTATTGCCCCCAGTCAATTGTTGGTATTCCGCCATAGGGATAGAAGTGTTATGCTCTGCACCCGGCAGCATACCTGCTTGGCCACTATCAAGGTCAAACCATCTTTCCTGTATGTTCGCGTCTTCATCAAATGGTTGGAGAGCGGGATTGATGCGGCGAAGTAGTGCAACTGATTTTGGCAATTGCACAGGATTGGAACTGGTGTCACCGAACATGGTGTTCTTCCTATCCAAAACAGATGGCATATCAAGACCACGATGCTCATACTCAAACTCAGGATAACCAAATGCGCCCAACATACGACTGTTAGCCCCACCTGCCACATCTGCCAATGTGCCTCTTTGGAGATTGGTCATACTGTCTATATCGTGTTCTTCGTCTATATGCTCTAATCCGCGCATGGATAATTGAGTGCCAATCGGCTCATGCAATGCTTGCATGATTGCTTTAATCCCACGCAATTTCCCTGCTTTCCTTTTTGCTTCACTGGGGTCTGTGAGAAGAGACTGTGTGCGGTCACCACCGTGACGCTTGCCGGACAACGCCTTCCCATGATGACCTAAGACCTCATTGACAGCATTCAACCCTGCAGTGAGTCCTTTCAGTTCTTGTCCCATGTTCCATCCAAGAGATTCCCCACCATGTAGGAGTAAATGCTTCACACCTTTTTTGTCCTCAACGTGTTCAGGGAAAGTGCCTATCTTCCGATTGAAACGCATCCCTTGACTTCCATACGCTTGACTGCTCACATCTTGGATTTCAGGGTGAGGTATCTTGACTATCCCACCTGCGGTGTCAGTGCCAAGATAGTGAGTTGAGTGGGGAAGATAACGTGACATGAAATGTAGAGATGGGTCTTGTCCACTTTCTTTGGCGGCAGCGTCTACACTATCCAATAATCGTGTAAGACTATGTTGGGCACCTGCATTGGGCAATGAGCCCAATTCACCACTCACAAGCGCGCGTAACACATCCTTCCCAGTAGGTTCTTGTTGCTTATCGAACCACGCATCGAACCCGTTGATGGGTTGCCCTTGTGGATTGAAAGTAGACCGTGTCCGAGGTGATGTCTTGAGATTGCTAATCTCATCAGCGAGACTTTGGTCTATGCAGCCTTTATCGAGGAGGCTTTGTGCCCACCGTGCCCTATCTGCTTTCGACATCGTGTGTGCCATTTGCATTCCTTGCTTGAACGCCATTGCTGTGTTACAATATGCGCGATTGTTATTCTCTTCCGCATCGAATAGACCATTGAGGGGGTGGGCTTCACCATCCTCATTGTCCTGATTTGTCCTGTA